ATCGACGTTGGTGCCACCGATTGATATTGGGACAGTTGTTGCAGATCCGTCCACGATGCGCTCCAAAAGATTGTCGAGTTGGTTGAAGTAGATCCGAAGGATGCTCAGCAGCTTATCGAAGTACTGCGCATCATAGGTGCGCGTGGGGAGCGGCAAGGCCGGAGCCTTGAACCGCTTGATGATGTTGGCCCAGATTGTCATGACTTGCGCCCATCAGGACGGAGATCGATCCGGAACTTGCCCAACTGCCACTGGACACCCAGCGAGTTTGAACGTGCCTTGACCGCCATCTGCCTGCCACGCACGCGGATGTACAAGTTGCCCTGGTAGGGCGTGACGGTGCCGGAGAACCTCTCGACACCGTTGTTGGCGTCACGCTGTACCGTGCGTTCGCTCTGGAGCGCCACCGACATATTGGCCGAAGGTGCCACATTGGTGACGCCCCGCGTGTAGCCGGAGCCCGAGTTCTGCAGGGGCAGGAGAGACATCGTCAAGGATTGGTTCTCAACCGTTGTGGTAGACCCCCCAAAGGTCACATCAGGAAGCATCCGCCAGACGAACCCGAAGTTGTGGCCGTCGTCAATGTCGAACTCGGAAGAGACGATGTAAGAGTCGATTGGTGCAGGGGTAGTGGTTGCCGCATCATCACAACCGATCTCATGGTAGACCAACCGGTTGTTGTAATCCGCCGCTACTGGGATATTGGAGAACACGCTGGCATCGTTCCAGGCTGTCCGCGCCAAAGTGCCGTAGTACCATATCTTTTCAGCGTAGTTGTAGACGGCGTAGCGGTCAACCGTAGTCGAGGAAGCGGAGCAGTAGAACCACCACACTTCGCTGAACTGCTCAACCGTTGACGCGAAGACCTGAAGATTTTGGCCTTGATTGAAATCGTCGAAGATGAACTTGCGAATGTCGCAGTTCAGCGTGCTGGTGCGCCCGTCGAAGACGTAGAACTTCTCGTCGCCCATCCAGTACACAACGCCTGCGGCCACAGCCCAGGCACGGTCACTGACGATGGTGACGTTGTCAGCAAGGATCTGCGAGCCCCAGACAATAGGCGGGCCGAGGTACTGCAGGGAGTACAACGCCGTGTCCGTCCAGACCAGGATCTCCTGACGCGTCTGCGCCACAGCAGCGATTGCCGAGCCCCGAGACAGCGTCAGACTTCCCGCCTGCCCCGTAGCGGCGGGGGTCCAGTTGGCGGCGCTTTCCTGATCCGACCAGCGAATCAGCATGGGGTTGAGCGTGGTCGAGCCATAGTCCGTCGTGCCGAAGGCCAGGACGAAGCGCGAGGCGTCGGAGACAAGCCGGAAGAGCGCCGCAGACGGCGTGTCGCTGGCGCCGGGCAGGGTGGAGATGTCTACACCACGGTTCGTGAATCCCGCTGAAGAGTCCCAGTAATAGATCCCGCCGCCCTTGGGGCCGTAGATAAGATCCTCACCGAAGTTGGCGTGGTTCCACAGCCCGATCTGCAGGGGGTTGCCAAAAGTGAACGCACCGCCTCCGCCCCAGCTTCCGCTGCCCCAGCCGCCCCCGCCCCAGCCCGTGCTTGTCGTACTGGTAACTTGTTGGAGTTCCGATCCGGCGCTGACTTGGTAGTTAGACACTACCCCTGCACCACCTGAAGCACTAGAGGTAGCGTTGGTGGACGCTTGGATGAAATACGTAGCTACGTTCTCGGCGCCAAGCTGCGCGCCCGCAGGGATGTCGCTCGTAAACGCACTGCTGAGCGTGTACACGCCCGCCCCGCCCGTGCCAGTGATTGTGCGCGTCTCGCCGTTGTAATCCAGCGAAGCCCCGGAAACAATGATCCCTGGAGAGTTTACCGCGCTGACAGTCAACGTAGTGCCGCTGGAGGAGCAAGTAATCAGCGTGACGTTCGAGAGGATTTGATACTCGGAAGTGCCGCCAACACCTGCAGTATTGAGGTTGATGCCGCCAATAGTCCCGGGGGACGTAAAGGTGACGCAGGAACCCACCGTGAGCAGTCCGTTGACAAATGTCCCGACACCGGTCGAGGTGTCAACCACGGCGACATACGGGAAGCCGTTATAGGTGTTGAGAGACGTCAGCGCCCCAGTGACTCGGATCGGTGTGATGTCGTAGTACTGCCCGTAGTACACGTAGTACTTCAGATGCGTGCCCAGGCCCAGGTAGATGTTCCAAGGCCACAAGGCGCGGCAGATACCCAGGAAGGTATCGTTGTTGAGCTGCTGCCAGCCGCCAATCTTCTCCGGTTGCCCGGAGCGAAAACGCACCTTGTCGCACTCGTACCATCCGCCTTCTGCGGAGTAGCGGGTGTTTTCCCGGAAGATCCCGGGACGAAGTTGTAGCGTCTTCAGGGGCATAGCATTACCTCAAGAACAGCGCACGTTCATCCGTACGCCGCCTCACAAGCCCGGGAAGCTCCCGGCCGCCGGCCTTCGTCCACTGCATGAACGCGTCAGCCGCCCCTTCAATGTCGCCGCGGTTGGCCTTCATCCTGATCTGGCTGCGCTGCAGGTTGCCTAGACCGGCGTTGTACGCAAAAGAGACCAGAGCGTCAAACCGCCCTTGACGACCAGCACAGCCGGGAACCAGACGTAGAACACCTCGCTCAAAAGCAGCGACGTCAGCGTCGAAAAGCGCATCAATCTCTTCCTTGGACCAGACACGGTTGTGCTCCGGACGTAGTGGGTAATCCCGCCTGATGAAGCCTTCATACCCCTCCCTGCGAACCATGGGAAGCTGAATCTGGTCTTGGTACAGGACATGCCCGTACCCAATGGTCCAGATGTGCGCAGGGCACAGGTAGGGCCGCGTGCGGTAGCCCTCGTACCTGTGCATGAGATCTACGCCAACCGGGCTCAGTTTCACTTCTTGCTCCACTGCCGACTCCCGAACCAGAAGCCGATGATGCCGCCCAACATCGCCATTTCATCTTCGCTAAAGATGATGGCCGTCACGCGGATCAGGTCATCAACACTCTGGATCAGGCCAGGATGCTTCCAGACATAGAGCGTCAGGGCTGCGTTTATCAACACAAGCTCGATGATGAAGATGTAGGTGACCGTGGGGCGCACCGTCCCAACGTAGTTCGCCACCCACCGGCTGGCACGATCCAAGACCTTCTCGTCGTGCTGCAGCGCAGCCTGGGTCATCTGCGCCTCAGTCTGCATCGCAACCTGCTCGGTGCGGATCTCCTCCATCTTGGCCTGGGCGGCATAGCCCTGGGCGGCAAGCTGAAGCTCGCGCTCCGTCTGGAGTCTAGCCAGGGCAAGCTCGTGCTTCTGGTCGGACTTGTTCTGGAAGAACTCCAGCAGTTTTGGCAGACCGCTGATCAGGAGGCCACCGAGGGTGGAGAGCAGGCTAAGCATGATTACCCCTTGGTCGTGATGACATCATCACCGCGCTGGACAGTGACCTTGTCGCCTTCCACATTGACCTTCATAGACGGCTCATGCCGCTCAGGCTTGTCCAGCCGGTCGATCAGTTCCTTGATGATGGTGATCTCGGGCTTCTCTTCCTTCTTGGTCTCGTTGACGATGCCGTTGACCATCTGTATCAAAGCCATGGTGGCGGTTGCCACAAGCCCAATGACGGCAGGCAGCGCCTCGGTATTTAGGAAGGCCGACGACACCACGCCCACGAGGACCAGCAGAAAGATCCAGATGATGGCCGTCTTTCCGATGGCCTTGGCCGCGACCTCTTTTGCTGTGGCTTGAGCCTCTAGGCGCTGAAGTTCTACAGCAGCCTGTGCCTTCAAGGTTTTCAGATCAATTGGTTCCATCACAACCTCCTGGGTTCCCGGAAGGCTCGTGCCGGGATCACGGAAACATCCCCGTCGAGCCATGCAATTTGAACAGAGTCGGCGCTCAGAATCCAGCAGCCCGGCACGCGAATCTTGTCCTGTAGGTACAGTGCCCAGCGGGCAAAGCCCACACACGGGCCAAATTCTCGGTGAAGCTCTACCCGGGCGTCCCCTGACCGGACCTCAGCGATGGGCCCCAGGCCGTCGCCCATAACGCTGCCAGAAACACCCCCCACCAGGAGAAGCGCGAACAAGACAGCGAAGGGGCGCATATCACATCTCCATGATGTCGCAGCAGCGCCGGGTCCAGCCGCGCCCGAAGGCGCCGAAGGTGTTGAGGTTGGTCAGGAAGCGCAAACGCTGGCTGATGAGCCGCGCCCGTAGGGCATCGGGATTGGCCGCGTTGGCAGCGGCCACAGTCTTCGGCCCCAGGGAACCATCATCAGCCACGCCAAGGGCCCGCTGGAGCCACAGAACCGACTGCCGCACCCCAGAGTTCACCGCAGCGTCGAAGACGGCGTAGCGGACCAGCGAAGGCAGTTCATCGGCCCGGACAGCGTTCCAGTACTCTTCGAGGTAGATGCGCTTGGCGAGGTCCACCGGAAGGTCTTGCATCGCACCCTTGTATCCCACCCTGCGTGCTACCGCCTCGGTGATACCCATGTTGGTGGCTTTGCCCGGATCGAGGGCATGATTAATGTACCCCCCTTCATGCTTGAGGAGTTCCTTGAAAGCGTTATCGAAGTTCATGGGTTTCCAATGCTGCAACGCGGGCGCGGAGAGACTGAATTTCAGCAATCAGCAACGGCACCAGCGCAGACACATCCATTTGTTGGTACTTGGGCGTGCCGTCTTCGTTGACGGCGTCTTTTTCGCCGGTCACAGAGTACGGAGCCACTGCTTGCGCCTCATGCGCCACTAGCATTGGACGCGATTGCGTCGCGCCTTTTATCCTTCCTATGTATACCTTCAGCGCGTCAATGGTTGCGCCGGAATTGTTGACGGGGCCAAAAATGTCTTTGGCGCGGTAATCTGAAGTCGTGTTGTAGGCAACTAAACCGCCGGCACGGTTGTAAGTAATGCTGCCGCGTCCGGTTGTACCATTTGCCTCGGTTCCAAAATAAATAAAATTATTGTCACCAGATGTTGCTGTATTGCCGCACGTAAGCGCGTAGTCGTTGACAAGGTCAGTGCGGGCTTCAATGGCTTTTCCGGACGCGCCATTTACTACCAGCTTTGGATTTCCTCCGTGCCCCGTTGATGTGGTGTTGATAAAGACATTTCCAGATGCGTCAATTCTGGCGCGCTCTGCGCCTCCGGTGTGCAAAGTCAAAGGAACGTAAGTCCCGGAGCCCGTTATTGCGCTGAGTACTCGCGCATCTGTTGAGGTCATTGCCAACACGGCAACCGCAGAATTCGTCGGGCTGCTGTTTGCAAAAACCGCAACGTTGGCTTCTGTTGACGAACCATTGGGCAACACAGAAACGCTTGTTGCGCCGTTCGTCGTACTTGTCTGAAACATCACGCGGCTTGTAAGCGTCGCGTTGCTGAAATCGCCCGTAATCCGCTGCGCAGTCCCGCTGAACGACAGATTTCCGCTGCTGACGGTCGGCCCGCTGAGCGTAGGCGAGGTAGACAGAACGATGCCGCCCGAGCCCGTGACATTCTGCCCCAGCGCCGTGGCTACGCCCGTGCCGAACGCGGTGATCCCTGTACCCCCAGACGCCACAGGAAGCGCCGTCCCAAGGGACAGGGACGCTGCGTAGGTGAACGTGGGTGCTACATCAGTGCCCGCAGCATTGATCCGCAGCGTCATGGATGCGCCAGCAGGAACAGCAACACCGGGTTGCCCCGAGACCTTGACGGTAGCGATCTGCCCGCAGTTGTTGGTAACGAAGTAGAGCTTGCGGTTGGTAGGGACGATGACATCCCGGGCAACACCGGGCGTGCCGGTGATGTTCAGGAACATGTTCCGCGCGGAGTTGGTCCCGGCGCTGCCGTCCACAATGGTCAGCGTGACATTGCCCGATGTCACATCCGCAGTCGCCAGCCCTGCAATCGCCTGATCCGTCAGCTCGATCATCCCGTTGCTGGCGGTCGTGCCCCAGCCCGTATCCCCCAGGCCAGGGTTAGAGAGACGGAGGTTGGTGGTGAAGCTGGTTGGCATAGGCGCCTCTCAAGTTTGAATCTGAACCCAGCCGGGGCTCTGCGTTGAGTTCACTTCGACCCAGCCCGGAGCCTGCGCGTTCTGGACATTCTGCCAGTTCGGGCTCTGGCTGTCATCTATTGGGTTCCAGAGGTAGCCCCCAACGACGACGTCGGTGATCGCGCCGGTCTCGCTGAGCGAGACATTGAAGATCGACCCGGCGGCATCAACAGCATCAAGACCCGAGGCAAGCTCACTGAGCGAGACGTTGAAGATTGACGCCGCTACAGAAGGCGTGTCCAAGACCGAAGCCGTTTCGCTGACCGAGGAGACAAAGATCACCAGGGCACTAAGCGCATCCGCGCCTGTTGCAAGCTCCGAGACCGCCGTGGCAAATACCATTTGAGCGGATAGGGCATCTGAGCCCGTTGCCGTGTCGGAGAAGGCTACCGGGAAGATCGACGCGGCGGACAGCGCGTCGGAGCCCGTGGCAGATTCAAAAATGTCGCTCGTGTAAATCAGGCTTCCGGCAATGCTGTCTGACGCTGTGACGGTGTCAGAGAAATCACAGCTATACAGCAGCCCGCCCAAAATGGTATCCGAGGCAGTGGCGGTGTCAGAGAAGGATACGTTGAAGGCGAACGAGGCGGAGACTGCGTCCGAGCCCGTTGCTGTGTCAGAGAAGGATACGTTGAAGGCGAACGAGGCGGAGACTGCGTCCGAGCCCGTTGCTGTGTCAGAGAAAGAGACATTGAATGTTGTGCCGCCCGGGGCGGCAAAGATCCAGCCCAGCGAGCCGTTGTTGGTTGAGTTCGCCCCGGCGTACCATGTGCTGTCAAGGTTATAGGCACGAACCCCAGTGATAGCCAGATAGTCAACGTTGGCAGCCTGCCCGCCGCCCGTGAAGACCAGCGTTCCAGGAGAGGAAGCTGAAGTGCCTTGGACGGTGAGAATGTTGCCAGCAGTGCCAGAGGCAGTCCACGACGTTGTGATGCGCTGGGTGGTGGTGCCAATGTTAATGGTGTTGGCACCGGCGGCAGTGCTGCTGATGGTTTTGAAGGTGTTGTTGCCGCTGATGGTGAGAGTGCCTGCGCCGCCTTGGTTAAGGGTGATGCCAGAGTAAGAGACACCACCGCCTGCGAAGGTTTTGGCCGATGCAGAGGTGAGGCTGATGGTGCCGGTTCCGGTGACGGTAGTGTTTGTAGGCCCGCTTAAATTCCATGCGGTGATCCCCGATACCAACCACGTACCCGAACCAACAGCAATTGACTTGGTCAATATTCCAGATACAGTAACACCACCTCCATTTGTAAAAGTTACGTTATACCCATTTGCGTCAAATGTTCCTGATGTTAAGCTAATAGCATTAGCACCATTACTACTGCTTGTATACGCATCTTGTAGAGTTACGGAGCCACTAGGACTCTCTATAAAATTATTTTGCGTAAAGGTTTTACCTGCACTAGTGATTGTTTGTGTTGTTCTGCCAACAAAATTTAAACTGCCAGATCCTGTTATGCCTGTTCCGGTTCCATTGATCCAGTTGCCGTAAATGCTAATATTGTTACTAGAGTTTGACAACGTCATCGTATTCGTCGTCCTAGCCGACATGTCGATGGTGCCGATGTTGTAGCTTTGGTTGATGGTGACGGTAGCGCCACTGTTCAGCCCAGTTGCTTCGAAGAAGCAGGTGTCTTGTGCCAAGGGGAAGTTGTTGATCGCGGGCGTGCCGCCGCTGCCTGTAGCCCAACCAATAGCACCACCCCAGTTGCCGCCAGCAGCAAGGTTCCAGTACTTGTTCGCCGCAGCAGTGAACGTAATGCCGCTGTTGCCTTTGCAATCGCCAATGCGTGTCCCCGTCGCTGGCGCTGCTGCACCGGCTATGGTGATGTCTCTGAAGTCAACGTCGGTCAAGGACACAGCAGCACAGGTCAGTGTGCGTGTGGTGCCAAGCGTGTCAGAGCGAACGAAGTGACGCATCGTGGCGTTGGCGCCTGCTGAGCAGGTGAAGGTGCCGGTGATGGTCTGGTTGGCTGTGACGCTGATGACCTTCAAGCCAGCAGAGGTGATGCCGGTGAAGGACAGGTTGTTAAAACTGTTGGCTCCGTTGATGGTGACGGTGCCTGCGGATGTGCTGGTGAAGGCTACGTTGTAGAAGGTTTTGCCGTTGCCTGAAAAGGTAGGGTTTGCGTTAGAAAAATTAAGTTGCGAAGTACCTGCTATAACGGTCAAATTTGCGGCGCTGGTTTCTGTTGTGCCAAATGTAGTTGTTCCTATGGTTGCGGTTGTAGTTCCAGATCCAAAATTGATTGTTCTGGAATTGCCGTTATCACTGGCTATTTGTTGGCATGTTAAATTATACCCAGCTAGATCAAAAGAACCATTAACAATACTAAACGTCGTACATTCTGCCGCACTGCCTAGTGACCATTCACTAGCAACTCCGTTTGTAATAAATGGAGACACAAATACAACGCCATTTGTCGTCAACGTCAACCCCGACGTAGACCCAGACAGTGTGATAGCGCCTGTGTACGTCCTCGTCAACCCCGTAGCCGGTAGCGTCACGTTGCCGTGAATGCCAACAATAGCTGTACTGCCCGCCAGCGTCACGTTGCCCACCAACGGGCCTGCAATGGTGAGAGCTTTGCAACGAATGCCGCCAGTGACAGCATCGACCGTGGCCGTATAGGCTGTGGCGTTGGACAAACTGTCAAAGACAACATCATCATGGCTGCGTGGCACGGAAGCCCCAGAAGCCCCACCAGATGACGTAGACCAGCGTGCGGTGTCGCTCCAGTTGCCTGTGCCACCCACCCAGTAGCGTGTGCTGTCGGCAGGCTTGGCCGTGCGGTAGACAGGTGCTGCTGCCGTGCCTGTGCTGTTGGCACCGGCGTAGAACTCACCAGGACTTGTTGCAGCAAAGCCAATCGAGCCCATCGCAAGGTAGTCGATGCCAGATGTGCAGGCTCCAGCAAGAACGTGCGCCGTGCCTGTGCCGGTAAGCGTGACGACATTACCTACTGTGCCCGTCACCGTCCATTTGCCGAAGGTCTGCGTTGTGGTGCCAAGGGCAATGGTATGGGCTACGGTTTTGGTGCTGGCGAGTTCTGTGAATTGATTGTTTCCACTGATGGTGAGCGTGGATATGCCGGTGGCGCCGCCGATGGTGAGTTTGTTGTATGAAAGACCGCCGCCTGTGAATGTACGGGCAGAGGCGCTGGTGTTGGACAGGACGATGTCTGCAGTACCTTTATAAAAGGTAACATCAGACGAAATACCAGTCCAGACGCTCCCGGTTCCAGAAAGCGTCCACGTTCCAGAACCCATTTTTAATCTGGAACCTGATGTTGCCAAAACAGCGCTAAACAATCCCGTCGTCACGTTATACGACACCGCATCAAACGTGCCAGATGTGAGGGTCAGGGTACGTGTTGAGTCAAGCGACAACGCATCTGCAAGCTGGACAACACCAGTAACGGAATCTATCGTGACAGGACAACCAAAAGTAATGCCGTTGCTGGTGATGGTCTGCGTCCCGCGTTTGGCGAACGTGATCGTGCCTGCGGTACTAGACGATGTCACTCCTGTACCAAACTTCCAATCGCCGTAAACAAACGGAGTGTTGGTGCTGGTGGTGAGCGTCATAGCGCTTGTCCGCAACGACGCATCAAACGTACCAATGTTCCAAGCAGCATTGATCGTGATCGTGCCTGTGACGCTGCCAGCAGCTTCATCAAACACAGCCGTGTCTTGCGCCAGCGGGAAGTTGTTGATGTCAGGACTGCCACCAGAGCCCGGTGCCCAAGCCGTTGCAGACCAGTTCTGCGCCCCTGCAAGGTTCCAATAGACGGTCTTGGCTGCAGGGAACGTGATGCCGCTGTTGCCGCCACAGTCGCCTGCACGGGTCGGAGAAGATCCTGCTGCGGTGCCTGCAATGGTGATGTCGCGGAAGTCGCAGTCGGTTGCCGACAGCGTGCCGACAGTGAGTGTTGCGGCAACGCCCAGATTGTCTGAGCGAACGAAGATACGTCGAACAGGCGAAGCCCCCGCTACAGTGAGCGTGCCGTTTATCTTGTCATTCGCTACATCGTTAAAAAGAATAACGCTGACACCTGTGCCGAACGGGGGCGTTATGGTTATGTTGTTGAACGTGCTCCCGCCAATAGGACTCAAAATACTAGCCGTTGAGATTGCGTTACTTGTTAGTGAAACGTTGTAGAACGTCATCCCGCCCGGCGTCAACGCCGCTGCAGAAGAAGAACAGTTTATCTGCGACGTACCTGCATTGAATGTAAGATTTATAGACTGTGTAAACACCACAGGAGACGAGCCGCTCAACGTCACCGTACTGGCCCCAAGCGTTATTGTTCGGACGTTAGGATTTGTTGATGAAATCGCGCCAGCAATGACATTGAAGCTCTTGGTATCAAAAGTGCCGTTGGTGACCGTAAGGGTGTTGGCCCCAATATTCAAATCTCCATTAAGCTCGACCGAACCACCGTAGGTATCCACCACAAATACTTGCGTAAACGTTTTGCCCGCACTGGTAATTGTTTGCGTGGTGCGGCCAACAAACGTAAAAGTGCCCGTGCCTGTCAGTGTTGTTCCAGAACCATTTGTCCAACTACCGTAAATTAGAGGGCTTACGGTGCCGGTAGCCAACGTCATGGCGTTTGTCCTGGTGGACATGGTAATACCAGACATTTGCAAAGAACCCGAAGCCATTGCCGTATCTACCGTCACCGTAGCCGACGTATTCAGACCCGTGTTCTCGATAGTCGCTGTATCCTGCGCCAACGGAAAATTGCCCGTATTGGCCGCGCCGCCAGAGCTTGCAGCCCAGTTGTTACCGCTCCAGTTGCCGCCTGCAAGGGTGACCCAGTACACCGTTTTGGGCGTGCTGAAGGTGATGTTGACGTTGCCCTTCAGGTCACCAATTCTGGTTCCTGTCAGGGTTCCACCTGCGCCAGTAACGCGGATGTCGCGGAAATCCACATCAGTCACCGTGCCAATGGTGGCGATGCTCATATCCCGTGTCAAACCGTAGGTCAAAGACCTAAACGCGGCCCTGCGGTTGCCCTGCGTACCGCTGGTAGAGAACGTACCTGCAATAACAAAGCCAGTGTCTACGTTAAAAGTAGTTGCACCATCAGCCGCAACAGGTGTAAACGTCAGGTTTGCACAGGTAGAGTTGGCCGTGACAGTGACGGTGTAATGCACCGCACCGGAGCCAGAACTAGCGTTGAAGATGGCGTTGTCAGCCGACGTAGGCACAGATGCGCCTGACGCGCCTCCAGAGGTCGCAGACCACTTGGTGGTGCTGTTCCAGCTACCCGACCCGCCGACCCAGTACCTGTCGGCCATGATTACGCCTTGTAGTACCAGACGCCGTCGATCTCGACCAGCTTGGCTCCCGCAGGCGGAACGCCCTCTAGTTTCTGATACACCTCACCAGCAACCTCTTTGGTCGTCTCAGGCTCCGGTGCAGGAGGCGCTGTCACCACAGCAATCCAGTTGTCGCGCCGCTGCTCCTTCATCGCCTCAATCTCAGCCTCTGTGAAGCCGTGATCGTCAGGCAGATGAAGAGCATCAGCAAACTTGCCGTGAGGGGTCTCGAATTGGAAGTCGATCTTGATCATGGCCGTCTGTTAAAACTGTCTCTTTGTCAGTTATGCGGCATCAAGGGAAAAAGTGTAAACACAGTTCAGCGTGTCGCCGCTAGCCACAGAACGGTCCCCAGGCGCTGCAAAGTCCGCAGCGGAAAACAGCGTTCCCGTCGTGCCGCCCTTGGTGTCGTTGGAGGTCAGGAATGCACCCCCAATCACTGCGGTGGCGTTGATGTTGAACGACGCAGGAGAGGCCGTGTTGCTGATCACAGAAGGGTCTGCCGTCGTAGCCGTACCGAACGTGCAAGTGGGGCGTGTGGCATTGCTGTACCCCGTCTCCTCCGTCCAGCCCGCGTGGCTGGCCATCGTGTTACCCGCAGCGGGGTTGTTGGACGAGGCCGCACCGTACAGGCCGATATACCAAGTAGTGATCTGAGAACCACCACCCAAGGCCGCTTCGTTCATGTAGAACAGCCCCTCGTTTACAACGAGGTTGTGGGACTCTGCTTCCCACTTCAGCTTACCGTCCGGGCCGATGCACTGGATGTGGAACACGCCACCAGCACGAACCCTGTCGGTGGGAGCGGTATTGCGCTCTACGGTGGCGGCAACAGCATCGCTCGCCTTGGACTTGTTGATCATCTTGTACTCCTATGCAAAGCGCAGCAGCGCAGTTGTGGCGGTTGATGCCGGAAGTTGAACAGTGAATGTGCCAGAGGCCGTCTTGTCCGCGCCAAAGTCAATGACCGCGATTGCTCGGTTGGCCTTGGATGAGTTGTAGATCAACCCACCACGGCATGTAAACGATGCTCCGGACCACACCGGGTTATTGAACGTCAGATAGGCCGTAGTACCAGAGAGAAGTACTTGGGCCCCAGTAATGGTCTCACCTCCAGTGGTGTACCCACTCCCCGAAGGAACCTGCCCTGCTGTTGAAACGTTGTAAGCAGTCGTGGCTTGGCTCAGATCCGCAGTGGCCGTGTAAAGGGCCATCTTCAGGACATCGGTATCCAGGTCATGGATACCCAGCCAGGACTCCTGCTTGAAGGAGGAGCACATTCCTTGGAGGATAGGCATTTACTTCACCGGATTCCTGACTTGCCCGCTGCGGTAGGCGTCCATGCGGTTCTTGCCGTCGCCCAGGTTCTTCAGCAGCAGGATGGAGTCGTTGAACTGCCCGACGTACAACTGAACGATGTCCTGTTCGGCCTTCATAAACCGGGCCGCTTCTACCAAGACCGCGTTGAACAAAGCGCTGTCGAAGTTGTCCCCGAGCCAAGACGTACCCGCCGTGACGATGCTTTCGGGGTAGTAGAAGTAGTGCAGTTCTGCGGTAAAACCGGGGGCAGGCGTTGGGCCGAGAATGAAGGTCAGTTCC